TTTATACCATTGATTAAGTGAGAGCATTCTATATCCCAACCAATTAAAACTGAACAGATCGAAGAAGGCTGCACGCTTTACTACTATCCCGATAATACGGTCGAGATCAGCGTTTACGACATGATCATGCGCAATGAAAATACATGGACACTGGGCACTCTCGATAAACCTCCACAACATAAAGCCTGTATGTCTCTCTGTGCATCAGATGCAGACCATACAGGTGTTTTATGGGTTAACGATAGTGGTCAGGTAGTATGCAAGCACAACACTAGCGGCACATATCACTACAACGGCAACATGCGTATTCCGCTTAGCTAGTTAATTGAGCTTCAAGCATAAAATAGATGCTTCGACTTCGGCGGTTATTTGAGCGCCACTTGTGTTTCTAACGTTAATTTTTAATTGGCTATCAGCTAAACGGTATGAGCTGATAACGCATGCAGCATTTGCGCTTGCCACGCTTAAATACTGCAATGCGCATGCCGTATATCCTGGCGGAATATCAAGATCAAAGGTAAATAAATTATTGCTTGTGCCATTCATCAAAACCGTTTGCTTTTCGGTCTGATAAAACTGGGATATAGAATGCTAAATTCGCATATAAACAGCAGTTATTGTCCCTTCGACGGTGATTTGACCACTCATCAAATTAATTATTCGAGTGTATGTTAATCCAGAATTAGGACTGTGCATTGGAGCACTGACACTAAAAGCAAGACTATCGGTAGACGTGCCGTCAAACATGCAAGATACGCAAGTATATCCTTCGATGTTTTCAAGAGTAACAAACACTTGTCCATGTGATGCAATTGTTTCGTTTACGTTTACGATTTTATGGGATATAGAAAACTAGATAAGCCCCAATCCATGAATGGATATTTTTTCGTTGTCAAAAGAAGCATTAGCATTTGTTACATTTCTGATGCCTACATCGAACCCTGTGTTTGTAACGTTTCTTATTTCGACCTGAACGCGCGCATTAGTTACTTGTGCCCAAACTCCCCAAAGATCTACAAATGGAACAGGCCACTCTCTGTTTGCTAGATTGTAAGCGCCATTTGCCTCGATAATTGTTTTATCGATAACGTATGTTTGATGGGATATAGAATGCTCTCACTTAATCAATGGTATAAACCACAGTCAAATTAACCTTAATGGTCTGAGCTTGCGATGTAACAAGCTGCAAGTCGTTGTGTCCGTTATCGGTATTCCATAGAGCAGCAGCGTTTACGGAAGATACGGAACAGGCTGAAAGCGTAGGAATAAACGCAACAATAGAATCAGGATCAATGTCCTCAAAGCCACTAATACTAGTGACTGATTGCGATGCTGTGCTGGTTACATTAAAGCTGACGTTTCTCCTGGTGCGTACCTGAATATGGGATATAGAATGCCATCACTCACTCAATCACTCGTAATTGTCAGTGACGCTGTAAGTGATGCGTGAGTGATCTTTGGTGCGTGATCAAACAGGTAGTCTTGCCAGATGGATTGTGCGTGCTTGATTATCGATTTACGCGGTACGATATAGTGGTTGTAGGCGGTCATAATGTTGGAATGGCCAAGGAACATGGCAACCGTTTCTATCGCTATACCAGCTTCGACGGCGATCGTTGCCCATGAGTGTCTCATGTTGGTCATGGTAACAACGGGGAGTTTGTTCCGTTTGCAAAACGCCTTTATTCGACGCGAGATATTTTGCGGGTTATCGGGGTTTAGATATCCCTTTGGTCTACCGATAGATACCCAGATAGCATGTAACCTGTCTTTCGCAAACTTTGGTAGGTAAAGCACGCGGTTTGATTTTCGCGTTTTGGTTGGCAATATCACGACTTCGCCGCGTACGTATTGACGGCTACGGCTTATAGATACTGCGCCATTTCGCCAGTTAATATCATCCCAACGTATGCCGTAGCTCTCTCCTGGACGCAAAGCAAGAGTAGTGCTGACTATTACGGTCGGTTCGTCTTTATGTCCGAAAAAGCCACGAAGTCGCTTAGCGGTTTCATTTGCTGTTATGGTCTTGGGGCGGTAGATAGGTTTACTAGGTAACTCGATCCCTTGCGTTGGGTTCCAAATTCGCAGGCGATATTTTCTGATTGCCCAGTTAAACAATTGGCGCAGGCATTTAAACGCCTTTTCTGCTGCACCCGCTTTGGTAAAGCCGTCCACCCATGCCTGGATTGTTTCAGGTTCGATTGCTTCTATTTCGCAATTCCCGAACGTAGGGAGTATGTACAAGTTAATCGATGATCTATAGCCGTCGACGGTGGAAGCGCGGCGGCGCTGTTTTTTTTCTTCGAGATAAGCGACTGATATTTCGTTGATGTTCATGATTTTCCTTTCTAAAATCCCAAGTCATTTGTACCTATTTTTTCGGATTTATAGCTTGGGATTTTTTATTGCTTGAAAGGGGGTGATGCTATGGCTGATTTTCCCATTACTACCTTAATTGGATGGTTTTTTGCTCCACTTTGTTCTGGGCTTGTTGGCTACATGTTGGCGGTGCTTAATTCGATGCGAAAACGTAATGCTGTTCATGATGAAGCAATGGAGCAGGGTATGCGCGCACTTTTGCGACAGCAGTTAATCGATTATCACGCAGAATATGTTGCTTCTGGCGGTCCTTGCCCTATTCGGATCAAAGAGCAAGCGACAAGTGTGTATAACGCCTATCACGCACTAGGTGGTAATGGAACAGGTACGCAACTTTATCAAGAAATCCTAGAACAACATGTAAAGGAGGATTAAATGGAAGAAGATTATAAGCCGCCTAAATGGCTAATTCCTGACAAGGCATATGACGTATTGAAATGGGTCGGACTGATTGTATGTCCGGCTCTTTCTTTTTTCATGCTTTCGTTAGGACAGACGTGGGGTATTCCATATGCACCAGAGCTTGCAATGTCGATTAGTGCGGCTGGTACGGCAATTGGTGCTCTGATTGGTGTATCTGCTATTAAGGGAGGTGGAGCCGATGATCAAAACACTAAAACAGACTAAAGCGGTGACGAAGCTCGTTGCTGTTACCGCTGCTATCGGTATTGCCACGGCAGCTATGGCATACGCTCCAACTGATAGCATCGTTGGTCCCGATGATGCGATGGCCTACACGCAATATGAGCAGATCATTAGCAATGGTCACGGGTCTATTAACCCGTCTTACTTAGTTATCCATGAGACCGCAGACCCAGGCGCTACGGCAGATAACCTTATGGCTTATTGGCGCAACAATCCTAATGCTTACGTTGTGCACTACACCATGGATCTCGATGGTGATACGGTCTATCATGCAATGGCTGACAATCGCAAGGCTTGGCACGTAGGTAACGGCAACGCATATACCGTTGGCATTGAGCTTTGTCATGCGACCAACAAAGCAGATTTTAATGAGCAATGGGACGAGGCTGTAAAGTGGGCAGGAGATTACCTCAACGCTAAGGGATGGGGTATTGACCGCTTGCTTTGTCACAATGACTGCCGACTAAAATGGGGCGGAACTGACCACACAGATCCACTCGGTTACTTTGAGAGCTATGGTAAATCTTGGAGCCAGTTTAAGGCTGCTGTACAGGCTTATATGCGTACAGGTGAGGTATCTGGCAGTGCTGGTAGCACTGTAGGTGGTTCTACTTCTAGTGGATCATCTGCAGGTCATAGCGGTACTGGATTTGGCGGTACTTATACGGTAATGGCATCTAGCCTCAATATCCGCACCGCACCTAGCACTTCTGCTGGTATTGTCGGTAGCTACTCTCGTGGTGGCAAGGTAGTTCTGGACGATTGGTATAAGATCGCTGACGGCTATGTTTGGGGCAAATACACTGCTTACAGTGGCAATGTGCGATATGTTGCCGTAGGTAAGCCGACTGGCGGATATGATCCTTCTGATTATCTGGTCAAGGGCGGTAATGCTACTAGCTCCACTAGCGGTGCAAAGTCTGGTGGCTGGTATACGGTAGATGTCAACACTGCGCTCAACGTGCGCACTGGCCCCAGTACCAACTACCGCATTACAGGGCAGTTGCACGACGGTTATAAGCTGTATGTGCAATCCGTATCTAACGGTTGGGCTAAGTATCAAGCTTACACTGGTGCTCGCTATGTAAGCGCACAGTATTTAGATGCGGCGTAAAATAAAATCCATAGTTAATCAGATTCGTTTATTAACTTAAAGGGAGCCTAGTTTGGCTCCCTAGCTTTTTTGTCTGGATGGTAATCTTGCGGATCTCTCGGTTTCCAACTCAAATCATCACGTAGAAATTGAATTTGTTTTATTAGGACATATACACCTAATATAAAAAACAAAGCAAAAACTACTATCCAAAGTAATTCATTTGATAAGATCGCAATTATTGTAGCTGTGAGTGAAAGTAAAAGCTCAGGGATCAGTAGTCCAATCGCTATTCTTCTATTGCGGATCTTTCTCTTTTGTATTTTTCTCATTGCTTTTAGCCTGTCTTCTGACCAATAGCCCATTGTCTATCCTTTCGATCCTGTGACCATAGTGTCACGAATGGTCACAGTGAAATATCAATAGGTTTAAATCAAGTACAAACAAACGCTGGTATTTATATTCATTTATATATAATATACGTATGAACGCCCCCTTCTAATCCAAAGGTCGTAGGTTCGAATCCTACTGGGCGCGCCAGCTTTTTCTACTCTCACCTTGTATTTCAAAGGTGAGAGTTTTTTATTTCTAGCTACTCGTGACATTTTCGGTCTCATCTCGGTCACAATAAAACGCCTTATCAAGTATAGCCTTGAAATGCTTGACCTTTGGTTTTGTGTAATAGGCATAGGTTGTAGATATATTTGAGTGTCCCAATAGCTTTGCAGCAGTTTCAATAGGAACTCCCAAATCTTCAAGCATGGTGCTATAGCTCGCTCTTAGGTTCTTCCATGGTATATATACGAATGGATGGTTGGTAAACCATCGTTTGTAGGCAGTTGCCGCCCTGTCGGGGTTTATTGGAGCGCCAAAGCCATCATCAAGCATCCAAATATCGTTTTCTCTTTCAGCTTCATCTAGGATGCTTTTAAGGCGTTTAGCGTAAGGATCTACCAAAACTGCGATTCGTTTGCTTTCGGGTGTTTTAGTATCGGGTGATTCTGCGCATTCGTCCGATATCACTAATTCTTTATTTATATATTGCACGGTTCTTCTGATCTTTAACGTTGCATATCCTTCAAAGAATTCGATATCTTCTCTTTTTAATCCAAATGCTTCTTCTCTTCTAAGACCACCAAACGCTGAAACAATAAAACCAGCGAGCCAATATTCATCTGTCATTTCTTCTAATAATTCATCTAATGTTTCCTTGTCGTATATTTCGCTATTCATGCGCCGTGAGGTGTTTTTGTTTGGCAGTTTATAACGGCGTGCCATCACATTGCGATGTATGTATTCGCCATCTTCTGCGTAGTTAAACATCGCTCTCATCGTTTTTAATAAGCTTTTAGCGGATCCATAGGTAAGTTCTTCAAGATAGCTTTTAACCTCGGCTACTTGGATATTTTCCATTTCTTTTTTGCCGAATTGGGGACTGATGTGGCATCTATATACGCTTTCATAGCCTCTTACGGTTGCAGGTGCCTGATTCTTTTTTATATAGGGGTAGTAATAGCGGATCCAAAACTGATCAACGCTTATATTTCGTTTAATTTGATCTGACGGAGCGTTCAGAATCCTTAATTCTGCAAGCCTTAGTTCAGCATCTTTTTTTGTGCCATGTATGGTTTCAGATGCTTGACGGCGCTTGCCCGTAATTGGATCGTCGGAGAGGGGATACCTAATGCGGTATACACCGTTTTTTGTTTTAGATATGGTTCCCCATGTTCGAGTTCTTTTAGCCATGCTAAAATCAACCTACCTTCCGTTTGTTCGGGGGTATTATCTGGAACCTCGCTTCTCGGTCGCCAAACTTCGAGCGAGGTTCTTTTTTAATTGCTTATATTCGTTTTTCTTCCTCTACTATCAACTGCGGTTATACTAGTGTGCTTTATACCCAGTTTCTTAATTAGGTAATTTCTTAATCTGCCATTATGCACGACTCGATGTACTTTTATTCCTAGTACCGATTCTTGCAATAGCAAATCACTCCAATTAGGAGGTATATTTGCAATATTTAAAATGTCTGAAAATTCGCTTAATAGGTTAGTTGCGTCTCGCAACAACAGCGCACCATAAGACAAGCTGGTATCTTCCGCAAAAAGCCTATTGGTATTCAGTAGCTTCAGTAAGACGAGGATGATATAAAAAGGATTTCCGTTATCTCCTTCAGCTCCATGTATTCTTTTTGGACGAGAAACGAGCTTTTTTCCGCAAATTTGCCCAAAGTGCGCACATGTATTTCTAATACCAGAAATAGATCTTGCCCAGCTTGTAAGTTCTTCTTGGGTAACTCCAAATGATTCAGCTACACCGTTTCTGACAGATTTGCTTCTTGTGTTGCTGTATAACATCGAAAGCGTTCCAAAAGACATAAGCTCTACGGCTAACCAGGTCGGAGCGTCTCCGTATTTTTCGTAAGCTTCAATAACGTTAATGTTTCTATTTTTTATTTGGCGCTTGAATTCTCTTTGATAAGTTTGCAGGAAATTTTTGAAAAAGTCCTTTTTCTTAAAGTTTTTAGGATCTCTATGGGCGAAAGCTCCTCGTTGCATTGACAGGCGATATGAGTATTGGGCGCGGAACTGCAATTCGAATAATCCGATATATTCCATAAACAAGGCTTGCAGTTTGCGATCAAATAGGATAATTCGATGCAATGTTTTCATGGATGCACCTGACATCATCTTTCCGTTTTCGTCTGAGAAAAGCCGAAAGTATCCACTTGCATGTTGATAGCTTATTCTGTTTAGTATGTATTCTGCCTGATCAGTAGATCCATCTATAAATCCTCTTTTTACTGCATGCTCTCTCAATTCGCTTAATTTGAGAGGTGAAGGTGGATCTGATAGGGGAGTGAATTCTGTCGTAAAATGAACGACCGAAGGATTTACGCCAACGTTTCCGCGACTACCTTCGGTTCTGTCAGCGCTAATTGTATCACAGTCGTTATACATTTTTTCTCCTAAAATCAGAAAGCCACTAGCCGTAAACGACTAGCGACCTTCCTTTGTCAAAGGCTCTCGTAGATCACCAATGACTGATTCACTGTCGTTTAGTTTATATTTCACAATGAAATATTTCAATAATTCACTCGCTTCTCGGTCGCCAAACTTCGAGCGAGGTTCTTTTTTATTGACCAATATTAAAATGTCTTTTTAGTGCTTCATTAATCATCATTTCATTTATCGGCGATACGTTTGTTATTGAAAAATAGGTCATGTATTTTACGAAACCGACTTCCTCTATCATTTTCCCTAACAGTTCGTCTGCATAAGAAGAAGTAACTATACTTGTGCTGTCGAAGTCGATTAGAATCTTTTTACCGCTCTGTTCGAATGCGTTTCTTATTACATTTCTTAGCCTGTTGGCAGCATATCTCGTTCCTGTCCCCTGAGATTCCTTTGCTATTTCGAACACAAGCGTATTTTCATTTAGTTCGTGGTCCTCTTCCCATAAGTCAGTTGGAATATATCCAAATAAAGCGTTTTCTACATTTATTTCTTTATCGACGGTGATTCTAAAATCAATAGTTGTTCCTCCGCTGATAGATGTTGCGATCTTTGAAATGACGGGTTCTGAAGATTCATTATCTTTAATATGGTCGAAAGTAACCCTTGTTTTGCCTGTAGAGATTTCCAATAATCCACAATTGTCTTTAATTAGCTGAGATAACATCCAAAGACCTCTGCCTGCTCCATTCCCAGAGGTAATATTTCTGGAAATTGCAAGTTGGATAGCTTCATCTTCATTTGCTGGAGAATATTTAGATCCTTCAAATGATTTTAGGATTCCTTGGCCATTATCGTGAATAGTAAAAGCAACTGTTCTATTGTCTTGGTGGTATTGAGCCATTACGTATCCTACTGCATTTTCTACAGGCTCATTTGATGGTAGGGAATGGTTGATGACGTTATCCATTACTTCATTTAAGCAAAGCTCAATGCTAGGTAAAACACCTTTTACCAGCTTTGCATGCGTTCTTAAAGAATGAACTATTCCGCTTACAATTTTATCAATATCTTTCGAGGTGAATTTCCATACCCTGTCTAGGAATTCGCTTCTATAGATGTCTTCATTTCGGTATTCCTTTGGAGATATAAATGATGTATGTCCTAAATATGATCCTGCGAGATTCTGTGTCTTTAGAAAGACGCATCCTTTTTCTTTTGTGTAATAATCTAAGAGTGCGGAAACTGGTACACACATACTTGGATATGCTGAATCTGATTTTCCAATATTGCGAATCTTGAATATTTTTATACCGAGTTTAAGATTAGATTCTACGACTCTGGAAACGTGGTTAACCGATCCACGTTTTGCTATGTTGAGAGATATTATTTTATATCGGCTTGATTTGTCGTTTTCCGTCATAGTGTTCTTTTCTCTTGACTTGAAATAAAATCCTGTTATTATTCGTTGTGTCACCTCCGACGCCTCCTAACAGTGCGAAACACGGAGGTTTTCTTTTTTGTGTTATGTATCGCTCCTATTCCTCATCGTCTGAATAGTATTCGTTGTACTTCTGCTCGAGTTCTCTTCTTAATTTCCTGCTACGTTCGATTGTCTCTCTAGCTGTTTTTGTAATCTGATAACTCTTTGACCCGAACTCTTCATAGATAACGGTGATAAAGTGCATTCTCTTTAGAACTGTTATATGAACAATTATTTCATCTGTATTTCTGACAATTACGCCGTCGCGCGCGTTGTATATTTCCCACAGCAATGCTTTTCGTGTGTCTGAAAGCGAAAGAATAGATCTTTTCGTTTCGACAGAGGGAAGCGAAGCGTAAAACCTATGCGCTGCGACTCCTATTACAAACGATAGGCCGCAACAGGCAGCAAGTGGAAATGGATAGTTTAGCCACGCATCAACCACCTGACCAAACAGCGCAACAATAGATGCACCAAATAGCAAGAAAAACAGCGAATTTATTGCGTTGGGAATTTGACCCGATAGTTTTTCCAATACCTTCTTCATCTATCCCACTTTCTGGTTACCAGTCGCAGGCCCCTCCGCTTTAGCTCGAATCTTAAATATCATTTTTCGCATCCTCGATAATGTCCTGGTTTTTCTTGATAATTCTCCTAATTTCAGGTTTAAGCTCGTATCTATATCCATCGCGAGTAGATACTTTTACGCAGAATTCGAGGTACTTGTCTGTACTGGGTTTCGCATATCCCATGGCACCGATAGCACTGTAAGCGATAGCACTGTAAGAGGATTCTTCAGGATCTTCTTCGATGAAATATCCGTTTATGTACGCTCGTGCGATATTTACTTTCACTTCATATGGCGCTTCTTTAAGCTCTGAAACTATTCCATCTCTATGCTCTAAACGATCGCAGTATTTTTCTTTTAAAATCCAGCCTAAAGCCAATCCAAAAATCGACACTAAAAATAAAAGAGTAGATGCAAATAATGGATTACTAAAACTAATAAACGAAGGCGATATAGTAATGCCAAAGATTGCGAAAATCGAAGCAATTATTGACAGAGTGCTATTTATGTTTCGTATCAATGTTTATCCCACTTTCTGGTTACCAGCTGCAGACCCCTCCGCTTTAGCTCGCGCGCTTTCTGAAGCTCGGATTCCCCTCACCGAGCCAAGCGCCGCATCCTTCCCCTCATCGCTTAATGATTCGAAAGTATTGTTTAAGTCTCTTTGGCGCTCGTCGGAATAAGTGCCTATATATTCATAGCGTCCTGCTAATTCATCGAGAGTGCAATCTAAGACATCAGCAATACGTGCAGCATCTTCGAGTGGTAGTGCGGTTTCTTGGCGTTCCCATGCACCTACGATTCTCGAAGTTGAATTTATTTTTTTGGCGAGGTCTTCTTGGCGCAAACCGATTCTTTTGCGAAGAGCTTTTAGTTGTAAGTTCATTTTCTGTACCTCCTGGCGTGATTATACACGCTTAACGTAGAAAAATATACGAAAACCGTAGAAAAGTATTGACAGGGTTCGAAACATGAATATGATGATATAAAAAGTACGAAAACGGTAGATTCTGAATAGTTCGGAGGTGACAGAAATTGACGAAATACAGTAAAGAATCTGTTGGTCGTCGCCTTAGGAGCGGTTTGGTAGATAAGGGTATTAGCACCGAGCAGTTCGCCGACATGATTGGCGTGAGCACTTATACCGTCAAAGAATGGTGCGGAGGTCGCTGTGGGATGAGCCTTGAAAACGCTGTTGCGGTATGCGATGCGCTTGATTGGCCCCTTGATCGCTTGGTTGTTCGTAGGGGTCAGTAATGAATTGCGGATTTTGGATGTCCACGATGGCACTATGGGCTCTTTTATTCATCATGGCACTTTTAGCTAAGGCTGCTGGACATGTCGATTTCGCTAACGTTGTGTTTGCGGTTTCGATTTTTCTTGCTGGAGCAGCGTTCGGTTGGTCTAGGGGAAATAGGTAGGCACTCATGAATAAGTATCAATCAATTAGCGATGATGATGGCGTTTATATTGAAACGCTCGAAAGCATTGTTGATCGCATTCATGATTTTACGCACCTTCGCAAGAGCGAGATCACTCTGCTCAATGTTGGTTTTACTGTCAAAGAAGAAGATGGCTGCAAATACCTAGATTGTGACTTTGCATTCTTTCGCATTGGCATTGTGGAATTTCAAGTTGATTTTCATTCCTTGGAGATTGTTTAGCGATGGATAACAACAACGGCTTTTCAGCAATAGAAATCGCGCTTTGTGTGCTCGTTTTCTTATCCAGCATTCTCCTTTGGCTGGTGTTCATGTTCAACCTTTTAGGTATGACGACTATCGCCTTTTGGTTGGCGCTTGTTGAGGTTCTAGTTTGTATCGCATTTGGACTTTTGATTATTAGGGCGGTGATCAGATGGAAATGATTCCAGCGTATTTGATGATCATAGCAAGTCTGATTTCAGGATATGTATTCAGCTATTTGGAATGGCGAAAGCGTAATAAGTAGGGGAGGTGGTCGAATTGGCAAAGGTTACCAAGCCGCAGATTAAAACTCGGCTTTATACGATCAAAGAAGCTTCAGAGCTTTGGAACGTCCCATTAACTGTTTTATATGGCGAAATACGTCAAGGGCGACTGAGGGCAGTTATGAGACGTGGATGTGTTAAAGGCTACCTGGTTACCGAACAGATCATGGCTGATTGGATTGAAAACTCAATGGTCGATGTGTTCGATGTAAAAGGCGGCTTAGTTTAGAAGGGTTCCAGATAATGATTACTGAAAAGCAGGTTTTAGATTCTCTCGAGCGCTATATCGATGCTGCTCAAGCTTATAGAAAAGAGCTTATGGATAAAGCAGAACAAGAGGGCAAGCATGGTAGTTCCGATCTTCTCTATCACGCACTTTGTCAATCTTTCAACGGTGTGATTTTGTTCGTTACTGATCTGGTGAAAGGTATTCAGTTAGACGAGAAAAAATTCTCTGCTGCTACCTCTGTTGATCTGGCTATGTTTGCCGTTGACGCTGATATGAGCAAGATTTTGGATACAAATATTAACGCCTTGCGATCTTTTATGCTTGAAATCGAGGTGGATAAGGTAAGCGCTCAATAGCGAGGGTTTTAGTAGGTAGGGCGTGGCATGGAGATAGCGGATATTCCGCGATAAACCCCGATTAAACTTTTTTGCTTTTTTAGTCCCTTTTGGAGCAGTGACCAAAATCCAACTCCATGTCACATCCTGCCTACTAAGGGCAGGGCCTTACTGGATGGGTAGCGAGTGGTTTTTGTTTTCGCCTTTCGTTTCCAGCTCGCTACCTGTTCGGTTAAGGCTGAATACCTACATATAAGCGCAAGCTGGACTTGATGGAATAGCGGCTCTGCATGGAATGGCTTGCGCTTGTATCTGGGTATTCCAGAAGCAGTTTGAAAAGCGAATACGTAGATAGGTGGTATGAAATGAATTTATCTTTAATTGGTGTTTTGTTTCTGGTGTATGTGATAGGAGGCTTATTGCTTTTCCTTATAGCTCCAAGATTTGTAGACTTTATTGATCTTAAAACGAATATATATTCTGATGCACCAATCGTTGCTTATGTAGTAGTTATTTTTATATGGGTGTTTCTTGGGGGCGGCGTTATTTTCGGCATGTTCATTACAACGTTAGCTCTTAATTTTTAATTATCCAAAAATAAGAGTAACTGAACTGCCTACAGCGGTTCCTAAAACGCCAAGAAACCACGGGAAGGCTGAATATCCAAGCTTTTCAGCAATATATTTGATTCTTTCCCAGCGATAACAACGTCCTAGGCTTGTGAAATACCCCGCGGTTAAATTCTTGTCTGATGTATCTATTTCAAATATACCTAGATTTCCAAGCTCTATAAGGGTTTTATATTCTTCTAGCGGACTTTCGGTATCGATGAGATTTAATACATAGTCATCGAATTCATTCTCCGATTCTTTTTGCATTTCGAGAAGTTTCTTACGAAGTTTATTTTGTTCTTTATTTAGCTTAATCATTTATAACTCCTATCTGGGTATTCGCTCAGTTGCCCAGTCTATCTGGGTTTGCTAACTCACCCAGAGAATAAAAAGGGGCTGCAGCCTGAATTCGAACGCTCGCTGCAGCCCATCTGTCCAACCCCTCAGTAAAGGAGGACTAGAGATGCATTATATCTCACGGGGGCGCAGACCTCCCAAACAAAGCTTTTTCAGTGGTCTTTTTGACGAGAATCTGCGATTTATCGGCTCAAAATTGCAGTTTGCAAAGATGATGGCACTTGCTGTTATAGCTGCGCTCGTATCTTATGCGTACATCCTTTTGCTTTTGGTGGCGTTTGGCTAATGTCTATATGTCCATCGTGCGGCGGGTATTTGCCGCGAAACAGTGAAAGGTCAATTTGTCGCGAGTGCCACCTGAAGCGCGAGATTGAGTCGTTGCGTTGGGAAGTGGGAGAGCTTTATCGAATTCTTCCGATGCATATTCGTGCGAAATTGCGCAGCCAAGAGCAGGTTTATGTTCGTCAGGCCAATGTTAGCGTTTCTGGAAGATCCACCTCAAAAAGATTAAAGCGCTTATACCTTGAGCGTGATGCCCTTAAAAAGCAGGTTAGATCGTATCGTAAAGCTGCGATCGAGTGCGGTGTGCTTCGGAGTGGTAAGTAATGGCATCGTCTCGTTTTAACTCAAATACGGGCATGATCGAGGTACGTGCTTATGCTGGCAAGGATCCGATTACGGGTAAGGTGCGGAATTTATTTCGCTCGCTTCCTGGAGACTCGGAGCCTGAAGCGGTAATAGGTGTTTGTGCAGAGTTACAAGAACAAGCAGATGCACTAAAGGGTCGATCTATTCCTTTTACTGTTAAGAGCGCAATTGAGTACTACTTTGATTGCATAGCGTCAGACCATTCAGCTACCACTATGGATGCGTATAGGTCAAATGCGCGTTGCTATGTGTATCCCTTTATTGGTGATAGGAGATTAGACGATCTTCAACCCTTTGAAATTACAAGGCTTTATCAGAGGCTCATTGATAAGGGCGGCAAGGATGAAAACCCTGTATCAAATTCTACGGTTGCCAAGTTGCATGCTTGGTTAAAACCCGCTTTTGATTATTTGGTTGGTTTAGGTATTGCAGGTTCTAATCCGTTTTCTTATGTAAAACGACCACGCGAAAACCAGGAAGAAGCGTTTGCGTTAAGCGAGATCGATCTAGCGGTTTTAATGGATTATCTCTACGAAGCATCGAATCTTGATTCTGATGAATTCGACATGCTAAACGTTGCTTTGTTGTTGTGTTTGAATACAGGCATTAGACGTGGTGAGCTTGCAGGTTTTAGGGTGGGCGATTACAAGTCGCGCACTTCATCTATTTCGGTTAAGTCGAACTTGGTGCAAACCACAAAAGGATTAGTGCGCAAAGTTCCCAAGTCTAAGCACTCAAGGCGCAATATATCGCTTCCTATTGATGTCTGTAATGTTCTTGATGGATATCTTTTCTGGCAGCGCGAAATGCTCGATGTTCACGGAATTCGCCAACGTAGCGATACTCCTCTTTTTTGCGACAAGGAAGGCGCACCTATTCATCCTCGTATGTTTGCAAAGCATTTGCGCTACCTGGTAGGCAAATTAAAGCTGGATAGATCAATCCACTTGCATACCTTGCGTCACACCCATGCTACAGCGCTTTTAGATTTAGGTGTGAATATAAAAACTATTTCGGAGCGTTTGGGCCATTCAGATGTCGGGGTTACCTTGCGAATTTATTCCCATGTGTTGCCAGGTCGCGATGAGCAGGCAGCTAATACGTTTTCCAAAGCGGTGATGCGCCGTGACGTATAAGCGCTTAGAGCTGCAAAGAAAGCGCAAGGAAAAGGGTTTAAAGCAATCGGAAGTTGCGCGAGCAATACATGTCAGCCACAAGATGTATTCATGCATAGAAGAAGGTACGCGAACTGGAAGCGTTGATGTATGGGATGCGCTTGAGGATCTGTTTGGTGTTGATCAGAGAATTCTAAGAAAAGTTACCAAGATTAAATAAGGAGGCCCCTGTGGACATTAATCATATTATGCGCCGTTATTGTTTTGGATATTCAGGCAGCAGTGGTGCAAATGGGTTTTTATATTAACAACGACTACTGGGCAGCGATTGAAGATTATCCGTTAAAGGTACAAGACGAAATCATCGGATCGTTAACGCGATTGTATTTTACGGGTGAAGACCAGCTTGGAAATATTCGCTCCAAAACCTCGAAGCCTGTTTATTTAGCGTGTCGTGAGCGCGTATTGGTAGCTCGGAAAAAGTCAGCTTCAAGGGGTAGGACAAATAAAGATGTTTGTCCTAAAAGTACGCAGGACAAAAGTTTGCCCCGTGTCCAGGATCAAAACAGTGATTTTGCTAAAAAGAGTGAGAGTGAGAGGGAGAATATATCAACCTGTAAGTCTACCTATCCTGAAACTCAACCAAACCTGGACGAGAGCGCAAAGTCTGGCGATGAAGTTCCATGGATTGAATTTGCAAAAGCTGCAATTTCCAAGTTTACCGAGATCACAGGACGAAGGTATGACATTCCAAGCTCAGATGTGATGCTTTCTTTGCACAAGATATTCGCAGCTCACTACACCATTTCGGATATCGAAACCATGATTCGCTACAAGTACGACGAGTGGAAAAACGATACTCGCATGTCGAATTTCATTAGGCCAAAAACCCTGTTTGGACAGCAATTTGAAAGCTACGTAGCTGCTGCGAAAGCAGCAAAGGAGGTGAAACGAGATGATCGATCAGCGCGAGTTGCTGGCAGATTTTAATGCTTTGCCTGAATCGGAAAAGCAAAAAATACGTGAAAACGATGCGATAAATCGAGCTAAAAGAGAGCGTGCAGCGATGCAAAATATTCGCGAAAAAACGATTAAAAATCGCATCAAATATAGCGGTATTCCTGAAGAATATAAGTCCGCAAAACTTGAGTATTGCGCATTGTCTATCCAGCAATATTTCGCAGCACTTGAAGTAGATGTGCGCGAGGATTTGGTGTTGCGCGGCGATGCTGGTACAGGCAAGACTTACGCAGCGTGTGCGGTAGGTATGGAATACATTAAAGGTCATACCGTGCGCTTTGTTACCATGCCTTATTTTTTGCGTGCAGTGAATGGTACTTGGATAAGCCGTGCCGAAACACCTCAGGAAGCGTTCGACCGCTATGCTGGCGCTGATTTGCTTATCTTGGATGACCTAGGTAAAGAGGTACCAAAAGAAACCTCGATTGCCTATATTTGGGAGCTTATTGACGTACGTAAGTCAAACGGTAGACCAACCATCATTACCACAAATTACGATAGCGATAAGCTATACGATAGGCTTTCACAGGGCGGAAACAACAATGATGTGGTAGCGATTATCGACCGTATTGCACAATCTAATGTTGTTGTTATTGGTGGCCCGTCGCGGCGCGAGGTTTGCACCACGGTAGGAGGTGCAGCTTAGGATGCGCGATTACATGGAATTTATCGCCGATAAACGTACTCATGCACCTCATTCTGGTTTCGATCCTGGCGATAGCGTAAGCGAGGTCTTGTTTCCTCATCAGCGCGATATTGTGCGATGGGCAGTGATTGGTGGTAGGCGCGCCATATTTGCTGCGTTTGGTTTGGGTAAATCTTTGATGCAGCTAGAAATCATGCGTCTTATAGGTGAACATGATGGAGGTAAGCAGCTTATAATTTGCCCGCTTGGAGTGCGTCAAGAATTCAAGCGCGATGCTGAGCTTTTAGGTTTGCACCCTGTTTTTGTTCGCCGAAACGATGAAGTAGATAGCGATGGCTTGTACCTTACCAACTACGAGAGCGTGCGCGATGGTAGGTTAGATCCGTGCTTGTTTAATGCTGTGAGTTTAGATGAAGCGAGTGTTTTACGCTCGTTTGGCTCAAAGACCTATCAAACGTTTCTAACGCTTTTCGACCAAGTTCCATATAGGTTTGTTGCTACGGCAACACCGTCTCCTAATCGCTATAAAGAGCTGATTCACTATGCTGGCTTTTTGGGGATTATGGATACAGGCCAGGCACTGACACGCTTTTTCCAGCGCGATTCCACCAAAGCAAATAACCTTACTATCTATCCTCATAAGGAGCGCGAGTTTTGGCTGTGGTTATCCTCGTGGGCGATATTTTTGCAGCGTCCAAGTGATTTAGGTTATTCGGATGAAGGATATGATCTGCCACCATTGGAAGTCGTTTGGCATGAGCTTCCCATACAAGATTCTGAGCCTGAAATTGACCGCGATGGACAATATAGGGCCTTCCATGATTCGACCATTTCGCTCTCCAATGCTGCACGCGCTAAACGTCAAACCATGGTCGAGCGCATAGCGAGCGCCAAAGAAATAATTGATGCGTCACCTGAAGATCATTTTGTTTTATGGCATGACTTGGAAGATGAGCGCCATGAAATCAAACGCCAGATCCCTGAAGCAGTTGAGGTATACGGTTCGCAAGATTTAGATGTACGTGAACGCCGTATTGTTGATTTTTCCGACGGCAAACATCGGATCCTTGCAACTAAGCCTATTTTGTCTGGTTCGGGTTGTAACTTTCAGCGCCATTGTCATCGCGAGATCTTTGTCGGTGTTGGGTTTAAGTTCAATGATTTTATTCAATCAATCCATCGTGTATATCGCTTCTTGCAAAGCGAGCAGGTGCGTATTGACATCATTTATTCAGAGGCTGAGCGCGAGGTAGTTGAGCAGCTAAAAGCAAAGTGGTCGCGTTATGAGGAGTTAAATCAAAAGATGGAAGAGATTATTAAAGAATATGGTCTATCTGATGCATCAATCGCTGAAGCTATGAAGCGCTCTATTGGTGTTGATCGCATTGAAGCAAGTGGGCAAGGATGGCTTGTTGCTAACAACGATACGGTGTTAGAAGCTGATCTGTTGGCAGAAAATTCACTTGATTTGATTGTCACCTCGATTCCATTTAGTAACCACTACGAATATACGCCTAGCTATAACGATTTCGGGCATACCGATGACGATGAGCACTTTTTTGAACAGATGGATTATCTAACGCCTAAGTTGTTGCGTGCGTTGAAGCCTGGTCGCATTTATTGCTGCCATGTTAAAGATCGCATCAATTTCGGTAACGTAACAGGTGCGGGCATTCCTACGGTTCAGCCGTTTCATTCAGAAACCATCGCTCATTTTTTAAAACATGGGTTTGATTATATGGGCATGATTACGGTTGTAACCGATGTTGTGCGCGAGAATAATCAGACTTATCGCCTTGGATGGACTGAACAGTGCAAAGATGGCACGAAAATGGGCGTAGGTTGCCCTGAGTACGTTTTGCTATTCCATAAGCCTCAATCCGACCGCTCGCGAGGGTATGCTGATGAACCTGTCACTAAGTCGAAAGATGAATATTCCCGTGCGCGTTGGCAGATAGATGCGCATGCGTTTTGGCGAAGCTCTGGTGAGGGGTCGTTAACGCCTGAAGATTTGGAATCGCTGCCAATGAACGATATCCAGTGCATATTCAAACAATACAGTTTGAATCATATCTATGACTACAAAAGCCATGTGAAGATTGGCGAAGTATTAGATGGGGAAGGTCATTTGCCCTCAACTTTTATGTCGTTAGCTCCTGGTAGCTGGGATATGAGCGTTTGGGATGATGTAAATCGAATGCTTACGCTTAACACTTCGCAGTCAAAAAAACGACAAGCAATGCATGTATGCCCGCTTCAGTTCGACATCGTAGATAGGCTTATTACTCGCTACTCAAATGAAGGTGAGCTTGTGTATGACCCATTTGGCGGTCTGTTCACGGTTCCTTTGCGAGCCATGATGCTTGGTCGGCGTGGTCGCGCGGTAGAGCTTAATACTCAGTATTTCTTAGACGGTGTTAAGTACTTAGAAGCTGAAGAGCGAAAGCAATCAATGCCATCTATTTTTGATTTAGGAGCTTAAAATGCTGTTTCATATAAATTCTGAAGATCTCGGTCATATTCTATCTAGCGTGGCACCTATAGCTGATATGGGTGCAACGGTTGAGCAGATGTGTGTTTATATCGAAGCGCTCGATAGCGGATGCGTTCGTTTTAGTGCAACTGATATGAACAATAGCGTTAGGCACACTAAATCCGCTTTGATAACGGAGGTTGGTACCTGTTTGGTTTCTGCTCGAAAGTTGCAAGCGTTGGTTAAGACACTCCCATCGCAAGAGGTAGAAATTAAAACGGATGGTCAAGAAGTAAAGATATCTTGCGGCAAGATTAAAGCTAATATTCCATCCCTCGATCCCTCTTTGTTCGATCCTTTGGTTTTTGTTGATACTTCTTGCGGTATTGAGATGCCTTTTGATGAATTTTCGGACATTGTTAAGTCTTGTGTGAAAAACGTTGCAACAAAAGACGATAGGCCAGCTATTACCTGTGTACATATTCATGCAGTAGACAATAGGCTTATTTTTACCGCAACCGATTCGTTTAAGGTGTATGAGGGTTTCGCTAATTGCGCAAAACCCGTCGAATTCGACGCGTTAGTACCTGCAGTATTTCTATCCAAAGTTGCAGCGCTTAAAGCTGGCAAGACTATCAAATTTGCGATCGATCATAACCAAATCGCTTTTAGTGATGGTGAAATTGAGATCGGATCGTCTCTTAATATGGGTAAATAGCCAAATCTTAAGGTAGCGCTTAGCTATAACGCATATCTCAATGTTGTTGTTAGTACTGCAGCTTTAAGGCGAGCAGTTGAGCGTGCAAATTCCGTTAGGTCTCATACGGTACGACTTGAAGCGCAGCAAGGCGTATTAAAAATAACTGGTATTTCCAAGGACGATGGAACAACGTATGAAGAAATAGAATGCGAATGCTCGAATCCCGAATACCAGAAAGCCTACTTGAATAGTTCTTATTTGCAGCAATACATAGGTTCTCTTCTGTTTAATAAGGTCACTCTTTCGTTCTGTGGCGAAAATCGACCTTTAGGTATCAGTAGCGACTATTCCAACGGGATTGTTATGCCAGTTCGTGCGCCTGAGGGGTGGTAGACGTGGATATCTATACGGTTTTCGCGGCGTGCTTGATTATGTTTGTTTCTGCGCTGATTGTGTTCTTGATTGCTTGCTTTGGAGGTTTTTAGATGAATAGTGTTTTATCAATGCCATGTTGTGTTGAAGGAGATTTGCCTGCCTATGCTCACGAAGGCGATGCGGGAATGGATATTCGCGCATCGGAGGGCGTTATTATCCATAAGGGCGAATATAAAGTCGTTCATACAGGATTGCATATCGAATGTCCTGAAGGTCATGTTGCCTATGTAATGCCGAGAAGCGGTTTGGCGGTAAAGAATGGCATCACCGTATTAAATGCACCAGGGGTAGTGGATAGCGGTTATCGTGGTGAGATTGTAGTGCCGCTTATTAACTTAGGTCGAGAGGTATTTGAGGTCGAGCCAGGCGATCGCATTGCGCAGCTTATTATCTCGCCTTATACCAAGGTGCAACCCGTATCCGTTGAGTCTTTGGGGGATTCAGCGCGGGGTAGCGATGGACTAGGATCTACGGGGGTGAAGTAGATGCCAACGAACGAAGAGCGCAGAGAAGTAGCAGGGAAAATAAAAAGAAACGCCTTGAATAATCCAAACATGCCCCTAATTCTTAACGTTGCCTTTGCTGCATTCGGGTTCACTGGGTGCTCGGAGAAAACAGTCACGGCATCTGAAGCAGGATTAAGGCTTGCAGAACTGATAGAGCCAGAACCAAAGCGGACTGGTCATGCTGTCGAGGATTTGTCGATCGGTGGATACGTTTCGTGGCGTTGCTCAGAATGCGGACAGCCAATCAACAAGGCAGATAATTACTGCTCGAATTGTGGTGTTAGGCTCGGGGCAAAGGCGGTGGAATAGTGGGCATCGGTGGAAAATAGCTAACAACGAAATCGATTTTACGTAAAGGGGCTGATAAAGCCCCTTATTTTTTTGCAAGCGAGACCTGCTAGAGCAGCTAGACTCCCAACCTAATAAAGCAGGGTATCTTAAAGCCTTAATCAAGGCGGATATGGAAGGTCGTGTTAATTGGTAGTATATCGCTACCAATAGAACGAACGTGAAACGAGAGCGGTTCAGTTTCGAGCCGCTCTTTTTGTCTGTTATTCCTGACGGACAAGTGATTTTGTCCGTCAAAAAATGGGAAATATGTCATGCAAAAGAAATGCATGAACAATCAGCGAAATATAGGTATCAAGTGCACTATGCGCTATAAATAAAGAGGGTGAGTTGATATGAATATGATGGATCTGCTAAGAATTCCCGGTCTTGATAACTTGGATAGAATTCGTGAGATGAGACAAAAATCGAAGGAGAGAATGAATAAAGCTATAGAACGTCAAAGGAGAATCTATAGACTTATGAGCAACACGAGAGAAAAGAACAACATTAAATAGATTTATGTTTGTTATATGGTGCGTGTTCGTAATCCTGGAAGTGAGTTGTTTTTAAGTTGGTGACTTAGATAGGGAGGAATGTATGACAGTCACCAACGAAGACGTGAAACAGCTTTGCGCGGAAAAGTATCTTGATTACGTTTCAAGACTTAAAGGTAGAGTGTCATTTCGAATAAATGAAATAGAAGAGCAGAAAAGCAAGCTTGAGGTGCTTGGCATAGATTATGAATCTTCTATTGCTCAGGGATCCGTTACAAACGATAAAGTTCCTGATGGTGTTATAAAGCTTATTGAGTATATTGATTGGCTCGATGCTGATTTGCAGATATACAAGGATGATATGCAGATTGCCATTGGTATTATCGAATCGTTGCCATCCGATCTTGTTGAACCTGCTAGATCTCACTATATAGAAGGAGTTCCGTGGGTAACAATTGAGAGATTAACGTATTATTCTCATTCTGCTGTCATGAAGAAAAGAAAGCGCATTTTGATAGAGATATACGATCTGATGCCTGAAGAATGGAGAAGGATTTTGCCCAAGGCGGTTTAGATGGTGTACTAAAGTGTACTTCGAAGTGTGTTATCTTGTATGTGGTTAAAGTTTGGGAAGTCGAAAGAATTCGGCTTCCTTTTTTGTTTATTTATTCAGCTCCCTTCATGGGAGCTTTTCTTTTATAGGGAGTTATATGGCTTACTGCTTTGGATGTGGGAGGTTGCGCGATACCTATGACGGATGGTGCAAAGAGTGCATACGTGATGAGTATGTTCGTCGGCATCATAAAGTTCCGTATGGTGATCCGCCACGTAGACCGCTGATCCAGAAGGATTTAAACGGAAAGATAATTCGAGTGAGAAGCGATGGTGAGATAGATGAGCTTATATGAGTTAGGTAAGCTTGCATCTCGCTATGACACTCAGGTAGCTCACGCAATGTTGCATGCGGTCGCTGTTGCAATCGACAGAGGAAAGAAAGAGCTGTATCTAGCTCATGACGATAATGCATGTACCTAGGGCACCTCATGCTTTGGCTGCTTGCATTAGAGAGTTAATTAAGCAGCACAAGCTTTATTTGTTTTATAAGTCGCCTGAATGGTTGGCACTTCGTGATGAGGTGTTGAGGGAAGCACACTACGAATGCGAAGAGTGCAAAGAGAAATCTCCTTCAATTTTTTCTCAAGCAGTGACGGTTCATCACGAGATGGAAGTAAAGGACCACCCAGAGCTTGCCTTGTCTAGGACCTATAGGGATGAGCAGGGTGAAACTAAGCGCAACCTTTTTGCTTTGTGCTCTCGTTGTCATAACGAAAAACATCATCGTTTCCGAGGAAATATTTATTCAAAGGCACCTTTAACCGAAGAGAGATTTGATTAGATACCCCCACCACCCCAAACCCCAAAAGTAAGAGGGGGTGAACAACGGGGGGCAATCCAAGACTCTTGAAAAATATTTCCCTTTTTGCATATAAGGAGGTGAGCGACATTCCAAGAAAAAAAGAACCAGTCGATCTAATTCAGGCAAAAGGTAAAAAACACCTGACCAAAGATGAATTTGAAGAGAGAAAAGCAAAGGAACCTGAGGTTGTTTCTGGGGATGTTCACCCGCCTGATTATCTACCTAAAAAATTTCACGAAAAGTTTGAGTATTTGGCAGGTTTGCTAGAGCAATTAAAAATTACAAAGCTCGATGCAGATTGTTTAGCAAACTTTATTGCTGCTCAAGATTTATATTTCGAATGCACCAAGAAGATAAGCGCCAATTTGCATAAGCGACCACCTACGGTTGATAAAGATTTACAGATGCAACAAGATCGCGCTTTCAAACAGGCTTACCAGTGGGCCAGAGAGCTTGGACTGACTATTTCCAGTCGAGGATCTATTGAAGTACCTAAGGCCTTAGAAGATGTCGACGACGGATTGTAAGGCTAAAACTCATAAGCGAATCGTGTGTCCTTGGATTACTGAGTGGATGCGAGTTGTTGAGCAAGAAAAACAACTGGTGTGTCAAGAACAGGTGATGCTTGTTTCGTATGTTCGTAGAGTTTTCGCTGAAGAAAAACTATATATCGATACCTATCGGCTCGAAAAATACGAAAGCTATCAAAAATACTTTCCATTTGATTTGTTTCACTGGGAAAAGTTTTTGTTTGCCATATCGATGACAGTTTTTAAGGAAGATGGTCGTCCTCGATGGTCGCAAATCTTCGCACTATTAGGACGCGGTTCTGGAAAGAACGGATTGATTTCTTTTATAGCGTTTTGTTTGCTTACTGAAACAAATGGAATTGATCGATACAACGTTGATATTTGCGCAACAAGTGAAGAGCAGGCAAAGACTTCGTTTTTTGAAGTGCATGATGATGTGCTTGAAAATCCAAAACAGGCACGAAAGATGCGCAATAACTTCTATTGGACACGCGAGGTTATCAAAAACAAAAAGACACGATCTGAACTTAAGTATCGAACCGATAATCCTAAGTCTAAAGACGGACTTAGAAGCGGTGCAGTAATTTTTGACGAGGTACATGCCTATGAAAACTGGAAAAACTTAAACGTATTTACTACTGGTCTTGGTAAAAAGCCTCATCCTCGAAGATTCTATTTCACCTCAGAAGGTAATGTTTGCGATGGCCCTTTGGATTCTTTAAAAGAGCGAGCAATGCGAATACTTAAAGGCGAGATTGCTGATAACGGCTTTTTCCCTTTTATTTGCAGACTGGATTCTAAAGATGAGGTTCACGATAGAAGATGTTGGGTTAAGTCGGTTCCGTCTCTTCCATTTTTTCCTGACGTAGAAGAGGAAATGATCACCGAATACGGTGAATATCTTGAAGATCCTATTAACAATTCGGAGTTCATGACTAAACGTATGGGTTTGCGCGAAAGCCAAACCGAAATTGCAGTTACATCTTGGGAAAACATAAAGGCTACAAGCAAAGAAATCCCTGATTTATCTGGATGGGAATGCGTTTTAGGTCTTGACCTTGCTCGCACAACAGACTTTATAAGCGCCTCTTTGGTGTTTAGGCGAGACGAACAATACTACGCAATAAATCATTCTTGGTTTTGCTTTAATTCGCCGCACCGAAAAGCGATAAAAGCACCGCTTGACGAGTGGCATAATGCAGGCTTTATAACCCTGGTCGATGACGTGGAGGTTCCGCCCGAGATAGTTATTGACTGGGTAAGAGCGCAGATGTCGCTCTATTCCATCTTGGGTGTCGCTCTTGACTCATATAGGTTTTCGATCTTTAGCAGATTGCTTGATGATCTAGGTTTTTCAGTCAAAGACAAAACAATCAAACTCTTGCGTCCTAGCGACATCATGCTTGTGCAGCCAAAGATAACAAGCGCTTTTGCAAAGCAAAGAATTTCATGGGGAAACGATCCTGCAATGCGTTGGTTTACCAACAATGCAAAGCTCGAACCAGCTAAAAACAACAATTACACCTACGGAAAAATCGAACCTAAGTCAAGAAAGACAGATGGCTTTATGGCCTTTGTTGCTGGCATGTGTATCGAGGATATGATTCCTGAATTTGTTCCATATGAGTTTTTCGCTCCAGTATTTTTCTAAGGAGGGTATTTGGGTTCCATAAAAATGAAGTTACTTGACTGGCTGGGTAACTCCGTGGAGTCAAGTGAAGAAGTTTCATCTGAGCTTATTGCGCAAAATACAGCGTTTCAGGTGTTAGCAATCTATATTGCTGTTTCTTACGTATCCAATGCGATATCAAACTGCGAATTTAAGGTGTACCGAGCGGGAAAAGAGGTAAAGGATTATCTCTATTATCTGCTGAATGTGTCGCCAAATCCTAACCAGAATGCAACACAGCTCAAGCGCGAGATGATTGAGAAATATTATCTCGATGGAAGGTCGTTGCTTCTTGCTAAGAATGATCAGCTTTATTTGGCTGATAGCTTTAATCGGCAAAAAATGGGTTTGTCTGATGATCTTTTTGACGGAATTGTAGTAAACGAGCGTTATCAAGAACTCGGATGCTTAAAAGCTAATGAGGTTTTTTGTTTAGAGCAGAGCAATATTAGGGTATCAGCACTAATCAATAAAGCACTAAGCGCCTATTCGCGCCTTGCGGGTGTATCGATTGAATCGTATGCCGCTGCGAATGTACCGAAATATCAATATGATATTTCGGCTCCACAGGCAGGAGATCAAACTCAAGCCGAAAAATTTCAAGAAATGATATCGGACAATTTTAAAGCTTTTATCAAATCAGACAGATCAGCGGTGCTACCTCAGCATAAAGGTAGGGAACTTAAAAAGTTTGAAACGGGCACAGGATCAAGCGTTGCTGATGTAAATCAGATTAAAGATGAAATGTTTACCACAGCTGCACAAGCTTTCCGCATACCTCAGTCGATGATGCTTGGAAACATTAACAACATGGCAGCTATCGTTAAAGCTTTTCTCACTTTTTGTGTCGATCCCATTGCGCAAGAAATAAGTGACGAAGCTACTCGAAAGCTTATCGACTATTACGGTTGGAAGAGTGGCGACTACATAACGGTAGATACATCGCTTATTGAGCATGTTGATCTATTCAGCATTGCATCTAGCGTGGAAAAGCTTATCTATACAGGTTTATTTACCCCTGATGGCATCCGACAAAAAATCGGTGAAGCTCCAATCAATGATGAATTCTCGCAGGCATATTACCTGACTAAAAACATTGCGCCTGCCAATGATCTATTGAATTCGGTAAACATTGAGGGAGGTGAACAATGAAGCGATACTATGCTCTTGAAGTAGAAAACCGAGTTGCCGATATCGACATTTACGGCGATATCACATCATGGCCATGGGTTGAATCTGATGTTTCAGCTTATAACCTCTCTGCTAAGTTGGCACAGCTTGATGTTGATGAAATTAATGTAAACATTAATTCATATGGCGGGGAAGTCGCTGAAGGCCTTGCGATTTTTAATGCTCTAAAGCGCCATAAGGCAAAGGTAAATACACGTTGTGACGGTTTTGCTTGTTCTATTGCATCGGTCATTTTCATGGCGGGAGATAAGCGCGTAATGAACGATGCATCGCTTTTGATGATCCATAATGCTTGGACATATGCATCAGGTGACGCAAATGCTTTGCGTAAGCAGGCTGATGATCTCGACCTTATTACCGACCAGTCAAAAAAGATTTATCTGTCCAAGGTAAGTATTTCTGAAGATGAGCTTGCGCAATTGATGGACGAGGAGACGTTCATTGATTCCGATGCAGCAATTGAAATGGGTTTTGCAACCGATGTTGCAAAAAACGAATCAGACAAACCTGCGCAATGTGCGCGAGCTTTGATTTATCAGGCTTTGACTGATGACGAAAAGCCAAGTAAGCCAACCGATGATCCAGGTATTGAAATCGAAGATCCAGAAGATGAAGATCCCGAAGAATCCGAAACTGATGATGAGGATAAGAAGGATGATTCTGCTTCTGATGATGATTTAGGCAACGATGAATCTGAAGAATCTGAAGAAGAAGATTCTCATGATACCGAGGACGACGAAGAAGATGAATCCGAGTCAGATTCCAAGGATCCTGACGGAAAACAATCTGATGACGATTCCGAAGATTCGGACGACGAAGAAGATGAAGTTTCAAAACAGTACGCAAACTTTTTCAAAATGATCAACTAAGAAAGGAATAGCGTATGGCAATTAAATTAGGTATCACTAAAGAAGCATCAGCCAACATGGCGGCTGCAATTCGAAGTGGTGATCAGGCAAAGATCGAGCAGGCGTGGGAAGCGTTTCGTGGTTCTATTGTTGAGCAGGTTAAGACCGACGCGCATGAGCTGCAGTTACAGCGCGATTCTCGCGTGTTGGAGCAGCGAGGATATCGCCAACTTACCCAGTCTGAAACGAAGTTTTACGCGCAGCTTGCTGACATCTTGCGCTCTGAAAGCCCAAAGCAGGCTTTTGTTGATTTGATTGGCGAAGATGGCAATCAGGACATCATGCCACAGACGATTATTGAGGATATTTATCGTGACCTTACGGAAAACCATCCACTTTTACAAAAGATTTCCGTACAGTATGTTGGATATGTTACTAAGTGGATTATCAACAAGAATCCTCGCAATGCTGCGGTCTGGGGCAAGGTAAATGCTTCTATTACCGAAGAAATTGAAAGCGCTCTTGAGGTAATTGACGTAATTCAGGCTAAGTTGTCCTGCTTTGCATTTATTGAGCTTGATATGTTGGAGCTTGGCCCAACGTTCCTCGATGCTTATATCCGCCGCGTGCTCACTGAGGCTATGGCGATTGGCTTTGAGCAGGGTATTATCGGCGGTACGGGATTAAACCAGCTTACTGGTATGGATCGCGATATTCATGATGGTGTATCCTTCTCCACCTCTACTGGCTATCCTCGCAAGACCGCTGTTGAAGTTGGTTCTTTCACGCCTGCGGAATACGGCTCTTTGGTTGCTAAGATGGCAAAGACTGAAACTGGCGTGGGTCGCGTTTTTGATAAGGTGCTTTTGATCTGCAACATGACTGATTACCTTACAAAGATCATGCCAGCTACTACAGCTCTCGCGACTTCTGGTGTTGGTTATGTTCATGATTTGTTCCCATTCCCAACCGAAACCGCTGTTTCGAATGAGCTTGAAGACGGTGAAGCGATTCTCTGCTTACCTGAAAACTATATGCTTTTGGCAGGCGGCGAAAAGAATAAGACTATTGAATTCTCTGATGAATACAAGTTCCTTGAAGATCAGCGTTATTTCAAGATTAAGCAGTTTGCAGCGGGTCGTTGCGTTGATAACACCTGTTCTGTATTGCTTGATATTAGCGAGCTTGACCCTGCTTATATTACTGTCAATGTTGCCAATACGGTAAATACTACCGTAACGGGCACGGTAACTACTAAGGCAGAAGAAACCGACCCAGTAGCTTAAATCATGGATGGTAATGAATTAACGGAACTTGTTAAGCGCAAACTAAACATTACCTGGAGCGATACAGATACTGATGCTCGAATTACGCAGATAATCGAAGATGGAAAATCTGAGATTATAGATAAGGTTGGTATCACCGATCCAGAGTTTGATTTTTCGAAGCCAAGCCAGGAGCGTAAATTGCTCCTGGCTTATTGCTTTTATGAATGGAATCATGCGCTTGATGAATTTCAGGTCAATTATGCAGAGGATATATTGCAGGCTCGCGAGCGTTGGGAGGTAGTCTCTCATGCTAAAGAGCAAACAGACAACGTATAACGATGGTGTGTGCGATGTATTTAGACCAAAGGATATCAGGACTGATTTTTCAGCGCGCTTAAATCCTAAAGCGCTAGATGATCTCGACTATATTGTGCGCCTTAGCTTCTCGGAAAAGAGCTGTCGCATTGAGGATATCGAGATGGCAGAGCGCTTGAATTTTTCTCTTTCTAGGAAAATTCAGGTGCGTAATAGCAAAATGGGCATCGATCAGCGTTGCATGGTAGTAATTGGCGAGTATATGTACTCAATCTCTTACTTGGATGTTACTCCTACGGATTTGTATCTTTATTTGCAGGAGGTGAGAAAACTTGAGCCTCTTAAATGAAGTGCAAGATGTTCTGATTTCGATTTTTCCCGATGAGCCTGTCGATTATGGCATGGCGACAACGGTGAAACCTGAAGATCCGTGGAACTATGTGGTGTTCGGTCGTCAAACTATACGATCCAACAATAGCAATGCTTTTGTGGATCGCGTGAATGTCGCAATTATCCGTGAAGGGTATGTCCCTGACGATGATATCGATTTATGTATTGAGAAAATAAGCTCAATTCCTGGAATGAAGTTTGATTCGAAATCGGAAATATCCTTTGAATATACGGTAAAGGCAAATACAAATGCCCTTATCGAGATGGCTGTTATTCCGTTTACTCACACAAGAAAGAAGTGAGTCAAATGGCAGAACTCAATATCGCAGATGATGCGAACAGCTGGCCTGCTATTGAAGCGTCTATTACTAACCTAGCGAGCGGATACGGCAAGATCATTGATGAAGTTTTGCATGATCGTGGTGCCGAAGAGATTCGAAAGCGAATCGATCAGTTACTTCCAACTTCAGGTAGAAGATGGAAAGGAAAACCGCCTCAGGCGAAAGGCTCAAAGTGGCAGCACTACACTAACGAATCTCTCGCAGTAACGGTAGGTACCACTGCTCGCTATCACTATCTGTATTTTCCTGATGATGGATCTAATACCAGAGCACATGTTGGCAATAAGCAAATGTTTTTACGTGGCGCTGAAGCAGCATCTCCTGATGTGGTCGAAATGCTTGAAACGGCGCTTGTGGAAGCATTTGAGAAAGGATGATTGATGAGCGGTACAACTAGTACGGTTTTTTCAGAGTATGAAGTTCGTCAAATCTCTTTGAAGATTGGTGAAGGTCAAGCTCTTTTAATTCCTTGTGTTGGAAATTTCGAAGAGGAAATGGAAGTTAAAACAGTAACTAAGAGCTGTCGCGGCAAGGTCGCAAAGACGCGCTCTCGTGGAACTGGCAATGGCACGATTACCATTTCCGCACATATTCCAAAGGATGCGTATTATGCATTGCACGCAATGGCGCGTGATGATCTTAAGACAGGTATTTATGCGTTCGGCGAGAAATCGCTTTTGCCTGAAGCTATTTTGTGCGCAGATGTGTTTGATGAAGATGACAACGAGAAGCTGAAAGCATACCCGAGGGCAACAGTTACTACAGGCCCTGCACGATCGGTTGAAAACGGTGCCGATGAGGTTGCAGAAGTTGAGATCGAAGTCGCAGTAAGCCCCGATGATTCTGGTGAAGGTCTTTATGAGTGCATCGTCGATGAACTTGAAGAAGACGAAGCCGAAACAGTTAAGTCTCAATGGATGGAAAGTTTTAGTCGAGATTTGGTAGAGGTGGCGACCGCGTAATGAAGGTTAAAACAATTAAACGTTTTAAGGATAAGCACACTGGTAAAGTGCATAAAGTTGGCGATGTGTTCACGGTAAACAAGGATCGTTTTTCCGAGATTATTAAATCGGGTAAGTTTGTTGAAGAATTTACCGAAAAAGAAGCTGAAACCAAGAAAGTCCAGGAAAACGAAGTAGAAAACCCCGATGTTTCTGGCGATACTGAAGCGAAGGGTGATTAGTCTATGCAACTGAATACTTTCGTTGATGTTGAAATGGCAGACGGTTCTACTGTTAAGTGTACTTTGACTTTTGGTCATCTTATGGCTCTTAAGTCAAAAAATAGGCTCGATTACGAAGCTTATAATAAGGTTGCAACCAAGGGCGCTAAAGAAGAATTCGATAATCTACGCATCCTTTATACGGGGTATCTTTGCGGATTGATTGCTGATGATAAACCATTGAAGGATGCTATGTCATTTAATGAGTTTATTGATGCTATCTTGCCAGATCATGTAATTCTTGTTGAAGCTACGAATAAGCTCTATGCTCCAAAAAAAGCGATGGCTTCCGTCGCGCCTTCAGTAAGCGAGTAAGAAGGTCTAGCGGCGGAAGAAGTATCAGAGTCCCAGATTTCCCGCTTGAGGATATTGAGGACAATTTTGCGTTTTACGTTTTGATTATCGGTATTTCAGAAGATGTTTTCTGGAATGCCGATATTTCTTTTATCAAGTCTGTTGTTGAAGATAAAAGAGCGTATGAATCGTGGATTACGAGTGAACAAAATATACTTTTAAAAAATAATAGGAGGTGATCGATGCCTAAAAATGAAGCGAAGGTAAAATTCACCGCCGAAACAGGAGAGTTCAATAAAAACCTCGAAGCCGCGAAGGCTAGGATGGCAAATCTTAGCTCAGAGATGAAGTTAGCTTCTGCTCAGTTCAAAAATACTGGTGATAGCGTTGAATTCTTGCAGACGAAGCAGCGTATTTTGTCTGATCAGCTGGAAACCGCTCAGGCCAAAACAGCGAATTTAAGCGCAAAGTTAGAAGTTGCTAATCGTGTATATGGCGAGGGGTCAATTGAAGCACAAAAGCTTTCTACTCAGGTTAATAACGCCAGGGCGGCAGAAGCCCGTATTGCTAACCAGATTACCCAGACCGAGAAAGCTCTGAATAGTCAAAGTTCAGCAAGCTCAGAAACTAAAGTTTCCTTCGATGAGCTTACCGAGGTAATTTCGCAGCAAAACAGTCAGGTTAAAAGACTTGAAGCTGAATATAAAAGTCTTGTAATAGAGTTCGGGCAGACTTCCAGTGAAGCTCAATCCGTTGGGGCTGAACTTAAGCAGGTTAGTTCCGAGCTGAGTAAATCCAGAGCAAGGCTTACCCAAGTAAGCGATGCTGCAAATGGTCTTGAGAGCGAACTTAAAGATGTGGATGCTGCAGCCGACGATGCAGGTGCTAGTGTTGGTGATATTGCTGCTGGTAATGTTATATCCGACTTTGCGACGAGCGGAATACAAGCGCTTGCTGGATTAGAGGAATCTACCAGGCAATACAGAAATGAGCAGGCAAAGCTTGCAACTGCTGCGCAAGCAACCGGTCAACCATTAGATCAGTTAAAGGGCAGCTACAATGAACTTTACGCAATAACAACAGATGAAACTATGTCATCTACTGCTGTTGCAAATATGTCGGCTATGGGAATGAGCGCCGAGAACCAGCAAAAGGCAATTAACGCAGCAACAGGAGCTTGGGCGCAATTTGGTGATTCAATTCCGCTCGATGGATTAATGGAGTCAATTAATGAGTCGAGTAAGCTTGGGGCTACGTTAACAGGTCCCGTTGTCGATGCCATCAATTGGGCAAATGTTTCACAGGAACAGTGGAGCGCATCTCTGTCTGGCAATGCAGCAGCTCAGTCGGCGTTCAACTCTGCTGTTGCTCAGGGAGCGACAACAGAAGACGCGATGAATGCTGCGCTTGCTGCTTGTTCAACTGAGCAAGAACGTCAAAGTCTCTTAGTTAATGCTCTTGATACTGGTTATGGTGGGTTAGCAGCTTCGTATAGGGAGAATAATGCAGCGGTTATTGAAGCAAACAATGCTCAAGCTGCGCTTACTGATGCTCAAGCTCAACTTGCAACCCAAATTACTCCCTTGCAGGCTCAAATAACCAATCTTGCGGCAAATGGTATTGGTTTTCTTGCGCAAAACTTCTCTTGGTTGGCTCCTATCATGGTTGGGGCGGCGGTTGCGTTCGGCGCTTTATGGCTTGCGATGAATGGTGCAACTATTATTCAGACGGTAACGACCGCCTTTACTGCTCTTAATGCGGTTATGCGAGCAAACCCGATAATATTGGTAGTTAGTTTAATTGCTGGTTTGGTTGCAGCATTTATTACCGCCTATAATACTTCTGAAACCTTCAGAAACATGGTAAATAGCGCTTTTCAATCAATCGCATCTGTTGTTTCTGGTGCGATTTCTACTGCTCAATCGGCTGTAGGTAGTGGAATTAGTGCAATTCAAGGGTTTTTTAACAATCTGTCTTCTATTCCTGGTGTTGTTAGTGGATTGTTTAATCAGATAAAAACTTTCATGAGCGATCCTGTTAACAATGCTAAAAGCGTGATTCAAGGTGCGATCAATTCTATTAAAGGGTTTTTCAATTTCAGTATCTCTTGGCCCCATATTCCGATGCCGCACTTTACTATATCTCCTGCTGGATGGCAGGTTGGCGATTTGCTCAAAGGATCGATACCCTCCATTGGAGTTAGTTTTTATGCAAAAGGCGGCATTCTTAATGGTCCAACAGTATTCGGATTTTCTGGCACCAATGCTCTTGTTGGAGGGGAAGCGGGCCCTGAAGCTGTTGCTCCAATTGATGTTTTACAGGGCTATATCGATCAATCGATAGATGGTTATTTTGGCGGATCTCCTAATGCCCTATTAGCAAAAATTTTATGTGCTATTACTAAGCTTGATTCTGGTCTTGGAGCCAAGATTGAAAAGCACGCACCTCGATCTTTAGATATAGGCAACGAGAGGGGAGTGTTTAAGCTGATGAATAAGATTAGTAAGAAGTGGTCATAATGGGCTTAGGCTACGAGTTTACCTATACAAATTCCAAAGGAGTGTCCATCGAATTCGGTGGACACTCTCCTTTTTGGGTTGATGGAGATACCTTCCGCTCATATGAATATTCGTACAACGAATCTAATGGAAAGATATCAAACTTTTACATGGGGTTGAAGACGTACGGTTTTGATGTATCTATTGAGTCTAATGGAGTATCTGAAGCCGTTGAGCTGACAGAACAGCTTAGAAAACTATCTAATTACGATATTAAAGCTGAAACTCCAGGAACTATAAAAATAGGAGAGTATCAGACTGAAGGCTACATTATAGGCCTTGATTATTCTTCTGAAGGTGATGATGATTTCTATGGATTTGAGACTGGATTAAGCGTCCAGGTAGCAATCGAAAACCCTATTTGGTATACAGAGGAGCTTGTTAGTTTTAAGCCTCAAGTTATTAGTCCTGATTCTTCAGAAGGTCTTAACTATCCTTTTAACTATCCGTATAACTACGGTGCTCGTCGCAACGTCTATCGTAGGTTTTATAACGATGAGGTATTAAGCTGTCCTTTTAGGATACTCATTTACGGTAGAGCAGTAGATCCTTATGTGCGAATTGGAGCAAATCTATATCAAGTAAATGCCACTATTGCGCAAGGTGGTTATTTGGTAATTGATTCTCGTAAGAAAAAGATTTATGAAATTCAACGACTTGGAAATAGGGTAGAGCACATAAGAAACAGGCTTCGTGGAGCTAAGGGATCAGGTCAATACATATTCGAGGAAATACTTAGCGGATATAACGATGTTATGTGGGATAACACATTCGGATTCGATTTATATCTTATTCACGAATCTCCTCTTCCTCCTTTCTTTAAGGATAAGTAACTTATGGTAAATGATATTTATTACGAAGCTCCTGATAGTCAAAATGACGAAATTATTACCAATGCTAATTTTGAGACTTCATTTGGTGAAGATGAAAACATTGTTACCTTAAAACGTTCCATCAGTGATCCAATTTTGCAAGGTGGTTTTATCTACTCTGAGACCGACGAAAACGGCGGCATTATCGACTCCATGGAAGAAGTTACCGGAGAAGATGGAGAAGTTACCTATAGCGGAAGAAGCTACACAGGTATTTTAGATAGTCATATTATAAGGCCTGAAATTGGAACACTTTCAGGAGATGCAAATGATGTTATTGCCAAGGTTATTGATCATCTAGATCTTGGTGATGTATTTAAAGCTTCTCCTGAAAAGAGCGGTATAGCTATTAGCTATGAGGTCGATGATTACCTAACTGGTTATAGCGGTTTGTGTGCCATACTGAAATCTTCTAATGCGAAACTAAGTATAAGTCATACAGAGAGTTTGGTTGAACTAAGTGCTTTGCCTGTTGCTTCTGCAGGAGGGGTTGAATTTGGTAGTGATAATTTTAAGTTAACTATCAAAAAGGTTTTTCGCACTACTAACCACATGATTTGTCTAGGACCAAGCGAGGTTATAGATTTATATGTTGACGAATCGGGCAATGTTTCCAAGACTCAACATTTCTTCGGTGTTGATCAAATAACATCAATCTTTGACCAGCGTGAAACTTCATCTGATGATTTAGAAGAGAAAGCGACTGAGGAGCTTTTAGGCTTACAGGATGCCGATTCTTGCGAAATAGACCTTTTAAGCGATGACGAATCACTCGATGTTGGCGATATCGTAAGTGGTGTCGATGACATTACAGGAATTGAAGTTGTTGCGGTTGTTAAGCAAAAGAGTTTCAGTATTTCTGAAAATGAGCAACACCATAGCTATGAAGCAGGAAATCCTTCAATGACGCAATCTAAGGGTGGATATTCTGGTAGTTCTAACAATAGTGACGGATCGGTTGCGCTTGGTTTTAAAGTTGGCGATACGTTGGTTCTTATTGATGGTGTGCTTGATGCAAAGGTATCACCAGAGCAGCTTGAAAGCTTAAGCCAACTTGTTGCTACAGCAAGGCAAGAAGCGTCTAATGCTGAAGCTACAGCTAATCAGGTAGCGAATGATCTTGATACCAAGGCGGAATTTGAGCATTATCACGATGCGAGTGATATAACTACTGGAGTATTAGATCAGAGTCGCGGTGGCACTGGTTCTGGCAACACAAAAGGATCGCGATATAACCTCTTAGGCGATATTGGGAGCGAAACTTCAATTCCCGGAGATGAAAGCGCAGTTGTCTTTGCGTACAGCTCTCCTTCGATATCAAACGGGGCCATATTTAAGCGCTCGTTAAGTTCTGTTTGGGATTGGATCTATCAAAAGATAAAGAGTGTAGTAAAGCCTACAGATATAGGTGCTGCTACGTCTGCTCATGTTCATGACGTGGCTACTGATTCATCAAATGGTTTTATGAGTGCCGATGACCGCGAAAAGCTTGATGGTATTGCAGATGGTGCCAACAAGACGGTAGTGGATTCGTCGCTTAGCGATACGAGTGCAAATCCTGTACAAAACAAGGTTGTTAAGTCGGCTCTCGATGATAAAGCCGATTCTGATCACGAACATAACTATGCCGCGTCGCTTAGTCCCGGGGGATCGGCATCTAGTGCTGAAAAATTAAAAACTGCACGAACTATCACTTTTCAAGGAGCCGTTAGTGGCTCCTTTTCTTTTGATGGATCTGAAAACGTAACAGTAAACCTCGAAGGAGATAGTCAAGCTGCTGGTTTTCTCGCTGCTCATCCTATTGGAAGTATCTTTTTTACAACAAACTCAACCGATCCTGGTGACACATATGGTGGTGTTTGGAAGAAATTACCGAGCGACAACGGTGGTTATCTCTTTCTACGTGAAAGTTAGGGGGTAGGTATGCCTATTACTGAAGGTTATTCACTATGCGAATGTGCAGGATGCGGAAAGTGTCAGTATTTAAAACCGACTGATGATGAATATTCGAACTATGTAAACCGTGAGCGTATTACTGCAAACGGAAACTCGAGTAAAACTACTTTCTGCAAGGACTGTAACAACAAATATCAATCTTTTGTTAATCAACAAGATATCGATTTTCAGAACTTCTTAACTGGACTTAAAACTAAGGAGAAATAATGGGAAACAGTGGAGCTTTTGAGCTTGTTACAGGACATGGCGCTGAGCCTCATGTTGATGCCGACGATCATGCTTTGCTTTATGCGTCCTTTATAGGTTCAGGTGTATATCGTTTAACCGGGGTCAAGACAGCAGAAATCGAAGTTACCTCAGAAAATGAGGTAACTATAAGTCCTGGTATGTTTCTTATTCACGGTCGATTTGCACGTGTTAAAGATCCTATTTCGTTATCAATTGAGACTGGCTCACAAGGACAAAACAGAAACGATCTTGTAGTTTGTGAATATTCTTATTCTGGAAATGAAACCGAAATCGACGATATGGAACTGGTAGTAGTTACGGGAACTCCTGCTAATCCTGGATCAGAAACAGATCCGTCAATTGAGGACGATTTAACCTTGTTCGATATTGAGTACGGCGGAAGTATTACCGATGAAACAATCATTCAAGTTCCACTTTGGAGGGTGCCAAAAGAAGGATTAACGACACAAGATCCAGTTGCATTATTTAAGGATTATGTTGATGCAACTACCGCCAGGGATTCTATATCCCATATTCAGGTACGCACCAGGAGAAACGTCAGCTTTAATGTAACCAGCACAGCATCGCAATCAGTCACTAGTATTAGTGGCTTTGAGGACATTGATCCTGATTCTATTGTTGCGTTTATTCCTACGCTTTCAGCCTGTTCCGTATCTTCCGTAAACGCTGCTGCTCTATGGAATACCGATAACGGACACAACGACTTGCAGCTTGTTACATCGCAAGCTCAGACCATTAAGGTTAATTTGACTGTGGTTTATACCATTGATTAAGTGAGAGCATTCTATATCCCATCAAACATACGTTATCGATAAAACAATTATCGAGGCAAATGGCGCTTACAATCTAGCAAACAGAGAGTGGCCTGTTCCATTTGTAGATCTTTGGGGAGTTTGGGCACAAGTAACTAATGCGCGCGTTCAGGTCGAAATAAGAAACGTTACAAACACAGGGTTCGATGTAGGCATCAGAAATGTAACAAATGCTAATGCTTCTTTTGACAACGAAAAAATATCCATTCATGGATTGGGGCTTATCTAGTTTTCTATATCCCATAAAATCGTAAACGTAAACGAAACAATTGCATCACATGGACAAGTGTTTGTTACTCTTGAAAACATCGAAGGATATACTTGCGTATCTTGCATGTTTGACGGCACGTCTACCGATAGTCTTGCTTTTAGTGTCAGTGCTCCAATGCACAGTCCTAATTCTGGATTAACATACACTCGAATAATTAATTTGATGAGTGGTCAAATCACCGTCGAAGGGACAATAACTGCTGTTTATATGCGAATTTAGCATTCTATATCCCAGTTTTATCAGACCGAAAAGCAAACGGTTTTGATGAATGGCACAAGCAATAATTTATTTACCTTTGATCTTGATATTCCGCCAGGATATACGGCATGCGCATTGCAGTATTTAAGCGTGGCAAGCGCAAATGCTGCATGCGTTATCAGCTCATACCGTTTAGCTGATAGCCAATTAAAAATTAACGTTAGAAACACAAGTGGCGCTCAAATAACCGCCGAAGTCGAAGCATCTATTTTATGCTTGAAGCTCAATTAACTAGCTAAGCGGAATACGCATGTTGCCGTTGTAGTGATATGTGCCGCTAGTGTTGTGCTTGCATACTACCTGACCACTATCGTTAACCCATAAAACACCTGTATGGTCTGCATCTGATGCACAGAGAGACATACAGGCTTTATGTTGTGGAGGTTTATCGAGAGTGCCCAGTGTCCATGTATTTTCATTGCGCATGATCATGTCGTAAACGCTGATCTCGACCGTATTATCGGGATAGTAGTAAAGCGTGCAGCCTTCTTCGATCTGTTCAGTTTTAATTGGTTGGGATATAGAATGCTCTCACTTAATCAATGGTATAAA